TACAAATCCTTTTTATACGCATTACATTGCAATTCATCAGGAGCCATGGGATGATAAACACATCGAAACTCTGTCTCAATGCACATTAAAAATGGCTGATGATAAGGAAAAAGGCATCAAATATTGTATAGCACAGAAGATCATAAAAGAGGCTGATCCTGTAGAAATGACTATGGATGAGATTGAGGCCGCTCTTGGTAAGCGTGTTAAAATAGTTAATAAAGGAGACAAGAAATGAATAAAACATATAAAGACTTATCTAAAGAAACTATTGAGATGCTAGAACAGAACCACTACAATGTGACATACTGCTCGATAAACAATACAGAGCACTATGCTCATTGTGTCCTTACATACTACGATGATCCAACAGTGCAGATCGATATTATGTTAAAAGGTGTTGGTGACTCTGCAATCATGGCGTCTAGCGACGGTAGACCATTCGTATTCACTACTGAGGAAATAGAAGCAGTAATACGAGTAGTTAAAGAATTGTCAGGTGATATGTAATGGTATTAAAGCTGACTGGTAAAAAGAAAAGAATATTAAAGAGAATAGAACTGTTAAGAGCTGGTAAGATTGATAGCTTAACAGAATCTGATAGATTATATTTTAAAAAGAATTTCACAGATGCTGAGAAAATTGCAGTATACTCTAAAATATTCACCGTGGTTCCGGAAGAAGAAATAACAGACTGTACGGACGGAATTGTATTTTATGAGGAGGATAAGTGATGGATAGTAGTAATCTTAAAGAGGTATATTTCGATGAATATTGCCCGAAGTGTAAGAACAAAGATCTAAAAGAAAATCAGGATCCTTGTCATGACTGTCTTCAGAATCCAGGTAATATTGATAGTCATAAGCCAGTGCATTATCAGGAAAAGGTGTAGCCTATGAGTGTGGATGTCTGTAAGAACGGAAAACCAGATGGTAAACATTATATTTGTACATTGTCAGGAAATGAATGTCCATTCTGGTTTAAAGAAAATTTAATAGATAAAGAAACAGGTGCATATAAAGGTATAAATATATGCATCGATTTCAAACCTTATTCAAATCACGCATAATTTTCACTTCTTTCTATAGAAAGGATGGTGAATAACATGGAAAGTAAGGATTTAGTTATTACAGGACTTGATTGGCAAACAATTTATGACGTATCAACAATGCTGGTACAATGTGACCAAGTAGCGTGGGAAGCGGTGAAAGGTCTGGATGTATCGGATGAAACGAAGCATGAATTGGAAAAGAAAATCAATGGCATTTTAACTTTTAACAAACAGTTAATAAACTATCTTAAGGAAAACAAACCGAGTGAGGAGTCTTAACAGGCTCCAAACTCTTTTCCCTGGCTGTGGTGTAATGGTAACAGGCTACTTGGGCGCCCATGTTGGATTATTAGGTATACATAATAATCTAACACTTGAGAGTAGAAATTCAGGTTCGATTCCTGGCGGCCAGACTATTCGCATTATTTTCTAGTGCTAATATGAAAAATTATTTAAAAACGGAGGGATTAAGTATGAACAAGAAAGAAAAGAGTATTACTGTTAGAAGAGAAAAAGATGGAACAATAAAAACAGAATTCGTTAATTGTACAGTATACGATGACGAGATGATGGATCTTTTACTCGAAGCAGCTAAGATGTATCTTGTTGTGGAACGTGAGAACTCGAAAAAGAAGAAATAATTTTAAAGACCTTAGCAAGTCTATAAACTGCTAAAACTTTTTATAAAGGAGGAAAATTGAATATGGAAAACATTATTAAATTTTGTGAATCATGGAATATCCCATTTGAGGACAATGGCAGAAAGGTGTACGGTGAAAGGACTATTACAGTAAATGAAAAGTTAATCATAACAAAATGTAATTTCACTTGCCGATATGGTGTTAAATTAAAAGGGGAATATGATGATTTGAACAAATATGGACAAATCTATGGTGTTATAAGATTAATAAAAGATTATAATTCAGAATACTTTGATGCTTATAAAAACAGGAGATGTTATATACCATATTATACTGGATATTATGAGGATTTAGGTGCTCATCAATGCCAAACTTGTATTGATATGCGTAAAGAACGGATTGAAAAGGGCATATCTGAATGTGGTTCATATAGTTTGTTTGATGAGAATGGATTATATTCAGGTTGGTATTGTGACTATGAATATGAAGAACCAGATAAGGACACATTTAAAAAATGCTATGAAGATAGTTGTATTGGATGGGACTCTTCAGACGGATTTGAAATGAAATTAACTACTGACGATAGTCACGGTGTGGTAGCATGTTTATATTATCCAGAAACAAAAGTCATAAAAAGTAGATACAACAGTTGGAAAGACATCGCTGAAATGTATTACGATAATGAAATAACTGAGCATGAAAAACAAATTGAAGAACTTAAGAAAGGGTTATCTGAATTACTTAAGGAGGAGTAATATGAAAGATAAACTGGTTAACATCCGATTCACAGAAGCTGAAAGAAAGATGCTAACAGAACTGACAACTGAATATGGAATCACGAAGACCGAGGCAATACGTCTTGGTCTTCAATTATATTTCGATAATTACGCAAATTGTAAAGTTAAGAAAACAGGAAAGAAGGTATGGAAAGAATGATGAGTTATATTTTATGTGGATTAGCTATTTATGGCTTTATTGGATTGTTTATAGTTATACTCGGCTGTTTATCTGGAGAAATGCAAAAAATAGCACATGAGACATGTAACGGATATGTGTCAGAAACGAGTTTTATGATAGCGATGGCTCTTGTAGCTATTGTAATATGGCCAACTATGTTATCATCAGGTAAGAAATCAGGGATTAGATATTCTGATGAAGAATTAAAAGAGATTGAAGACGCAATATCTGATTCGAAGGAGGAAGAGAAGCAATAATGCTAAATGAAAGAAATGAGAAAACTAAAAGAGTTATTCATCTCATGGTTACTACATTATGTAAACGAAATTGTGAGTATTGTTGTAACAAGCAGTATGACTTAAATTCAATTCCATATGTAACCGATGAGGAACTCAAAGAAGCCGCGGTTCTATGCATTACTGGTGGAGAACCTTTTGCATTTACAGATCCAACGGAAATAGCAGGGTATTATAAAAAGAAATATCCAAATATTAAAACTGTATATGCGTATAGTAATGCGGCAGAATTATATTCATTCATAGCTAGGAGTCCACATGCATACTATAGTGAGATCGACGGGTACACTATTTCGATAAAAAATATTACTGATCTTTTAAGAGTATATGCTCTTCAAGATGACGCTGGATCTGTATTTAAGGGCAAGAGTAATATTGTATACTATTTCGACGAGGATCTTAATCCTGGTGATTTGGATGATTTTAAGATTATTAAAAGAGACTGGCAGGAAGAATTCAAGCCAGCTGACGACAGTATATTTAGAAGAGTGTAATGGAGGAAAACACAAATGATATATCGTGAAGGAGATTATGATGAATATTTTAAAAAATATGATGTAAAGCCAGAAATATTATCTGATGGCGACAAGTTTAACGCGTTCTTCGGAGTAGATTATGCGGTGCTGACAGATGAACACATAAAAGCATTGCAGGAAGGTAAAGTATTATATTTAGACATTAACTGTGGAGAATACTGTTGTTTGATAAAGAAAGAGGAGGTAAACACAAATGAATAAAGATTATATTACTGATGACATTATTAAGGATATTGCACGCAGCTTAGCGACCGATACACCACTTACTGATTATCAAAAAGAATGCATTGTGTATGCACTATATAAGGTGCGAGATGTTAGACAGGTTCCTTATTATGAAGTTGTATATCATGACGAGTACGATAGAACTGAACACAGAATTATGGAACCAGTATCTGTGACACTTAGAGATGGTGGTCGTGTTAAAATTCGTGAAGATCATTTCGAGTTGAATTTTAATAGAATGTTGCCTTAAAGGAGGGGAATGATGCAGAATCCTAATAAATATTTAGTAGAGCAGCTGAAGAAAGATCCAGATGCTGAGATATTAAAACTGTTAGAAGAAGAAAAACTGTTAGAAGAAGACGTAGTAAATCATCCATCACATTATGAATCCGGCAAATTCGAATGTATAGATGTTATGGAGGAAGCTCTTGGCGTTGATAATGTTAAGGGCTTTTGTTTATGTAACGCATTTAAGTATATTTATCGTCATCGCAGGAAGAATGGCGATGAAGATATTAAGAAAGCTCAATGGTATATAAATAAGTATTTGGAGCTAGCGGAAGGAACAGAAGAATGATCGGGGAAACTTATATATTAAACATTAACGCCGGCTATAATCATAGGCAGAAGAAGTATATTTATGGCGGGAGGATAACAGAGGAAAGCGGGAAAC